CCTAAGGCTGAATCTGTCGCTATCCCTCGTTCTTATGGAAAGATGGTAGCGTTCCCGAAGACGCCAGAAGGCGAGATGCGGGCATTCAAAGCCGGTCAGTTCATCATGGCAACCATCTATGGTAGTACCAAGGCTGCTGATTGGTGTCGCCAGAATGGTATGAACATTCGTTCTGCCCTTGCCGGTGGTATTAACACCGCTGGTGGCGTGCTTGTCCCTGAAGAGTTTGAACGTGCCATTATCGACTTGCGTGAACAGTACGGTGTATTCCGCCGCCTGGTTCGTGTACGTCCGATGGGTTCTGACACGACCAATATTCCGCGTCGTACAGGTGGTCTGACTGCTTACTACACTGGCGAGAATACTGCCGGTACTGAAAGCGATGCGACTTGGGACAATGTACAGCTGGTAGCCAAGAAGCTGATGGTTCTTACCCGTATGTCGAGTGAAGTCAGTGAAGATGCGATTATCGATCTTGCTGATACCATGGCTTCTGAAATCGCCTATGCCTTTGCTCTGAAGGAAGACACGGTTGGTTTCACAGGAACAGGTATCTCAACCGATGGTGGTATTGTCGGTGTTAATGTGAAAATCATTGACGGCAATCATACAAAGGGCGTGGTTGATGCAACTTCCGCGACTGATACTCTTCCTGAGATTGATGCTGAGGATCTGATCAACCTGATGTCTGTCATTCCGATGTACGCACGTGCAGGGTCAAGTTGGATATGCAGCCCGACTGCATTGGATGTTGTATTCAATGCCATTAAGGTTGCTGGTGGTGGTAATACACGGGATATGCTGGGTGATCTTGATACTCCGCGTTTCCTTGGTTATCCAATCGTGGTTACGGATATCTATCCTGATAATGTCGCAACGGTGTATAACAATCTGCCCATGATTGGTTTCGGTAATCTGGGCATGGCTTGTTCGTTGGGTGATCGTCGTGGTATTCGTGTTGCACTTTCCAGCGAACAGTATTGGGAAGAGGATCAAATCGGGGTCAAAGGAACTATGCGTCATGACATCAATGTTCATGATTTGGGTTCTACGACCGTGAAATCTCCTTTCGCTGTTCTTATTGGTAATACTTAAGTTAAAGGAGAAATTTATGTTCCCGATCCAAAATACGGCAACTAAGCTTATTGTTGCCAATACTTCCACCGCAACCAATGCGACTACTTCAGGTCTTGTCGATGTTCTCGGCTTTGATTCTGTCGGTGTTGATGTGATGCTTGATTCACAGGCGGCAACATCGTCTAATCCAGCTCAGTTGACGCTTCAGGAATGCGATACATCGGATGGCACTTATGCCAACATTACTGGGTTAGTAGGTGATGCAACTGATGGTTTCACTATCCCTATTGCTGATAGCGAAGCTGCTCAGATAATCCGGCTTAATGTGGATTGTCGTGCTCGCAAACGGTATCTGAAAGTGCTGATTCAGCCTGCAGGTACTACGCAAATTGTCGGAGCCACTGCTGTTTGTGGTAAAGCCGGTGATAGCACTGTAGCGCGGGCGATGATGGCTACTGTTGTAGACGTATGACAAAAGCTCCTTCAGAGCTAAAGCTGGACTTAGGGTCCGGGGGTCTTGAGATCCCCGGATTCCTTCCGGTGGACCGTCTTGGTGGGCAGGAGGTTTATCCACTTGACTATCCAGACAATTCAATTAACGAGATACGCGCCAGTCATGTACTGGAGCATTTTCCCCATACAGAAGTCGTAAATGTAATTCGCCACTGGGTTAGCAAGTTGGAACCTGGTGGTCGATTACGGGTGGCTGTTCCTGATTTGGAATATATCGCCCGTGAATATTTAAGTGGTAAAGCAATCAATGTTCAAGGCTATCTAATGGGTGGTCAGACAGATGAAAATGATTATCACAAATGCGCTTTTGATACTGAGGTCTTAGAAGAAATATTTCTAGCGGCAGGGCTTGAGCGCATACACCGATGGGAATCAGAGTTACAGGATTGTGCCTCACTGCCTGTCTCGCTGAATCTGGGCGGGTATAAGCCATCGGGTGATGCTACAAGGTGCGAAGGGTTAACTGCTGTACTATCGGCGCCTCGGTTCGGGCCTGTTGCGCATTTCCGTTGTGCCATGAATGCGTTTAGTCGGGCCGGTGTTGCTTATCAAATTGCTGGTGGTGCGTATTGGCATCAGATAGCCAGTGAGATACTGGAAGATCAGATTTCTGTTGATACAGTTAGATATGTTATGACGTGTGATTACGACACGTTATTTGATTATCAGGATGTACTTGAGCTTTACAGGTTAATGGAAGCCGTACCTGAAGTGGATGCCATTTGTCCGTTACAGAGTAAGCGTGGATGTGATTCAGCGTTGTTTGGAATGCGTGATGATTCAGGACAGCATATAACATCGATGCCAGATTATAATTTAGCGCGTCATTTAATACCGATCACAACGGGCCATTTCGGTTTAACCATATTTCGGGCAGATAGTTTACGCAGTCACAAACGGCCATGGATGGAAAGCATTCCTAACGGAGATGGCCGCTATGCCGATGGCAAGATAGATGCTGATATCGAATTCTGGCTGCGGTGGCGTAAGGCTGGATATAGCTTACATCTAGCACCGAAAGTTATTGTCGGTCATCTGCAGGAATTAATTGCATGGCCCGGTAAAGACTTAAAGCCGAAGTATCAAACATTAATGGATTACGATGAATCCGGCAAACCGAGTGAGATAAACAGATGAGTAAATTGCCAAGCAGGATCAGGCCAAGGACAAAGACGAATATGGCTAAGAAGTTTTATCGATTGAAGCGGCGATATGGTTATTACGCCATTGGTGCGGTGATTCAACCTCAACCGAATGTTGCAGATATGCTTATGAAGCAAGATATTGTTGAGTTGGTTGAACCTCCTGCTGAAATCGAATCGCCGAAAGAAGACGTGAAGGAACCAGTTAAACGGCCACGTGGTCGTCCAAAGAAGAATCCTGAAAAATGACAATTTCAGTTGAGACAGCAGCAGACGACTATCTCTTGACGACATTATCGAATGTCAAAACGCTGTTGAATATCGATGAACCAGCATCGGATGCCTTATTAAACATCCTGATATTGAGGGCAAGTTACGCCTGCAATCAATACTGTCGGCGGGTGTTTGCTCAGGAACAGGTATTGGAAACGATTCCAGGGACTGGGACTGCACGATTAATGCTTGAGCGAACACCCTTGGTATCGATTGACCAGGTGGATTATGAAGGCGATACGATTGATTCGTCTGAGTATGAAATCGAACGGCACGGCACAGGTACTGTTTTGCGCGAGAATAAATGGACGTTGAATACGTTAGGTGATGGCATAGGGAAGCCCGATTGGGAGATTACGTATACAGCGGGGTATGTCTTGCCAAACCATTCTGGCACAAGAGACTTGCCCTATGATGTAGAACAAGGGGCTATTGAGGTTATCAAGGCTTGGTATTACGCGAGATGCCGTGACGGCACATTGAGGACTGAAGAAGTTGTTGATGTCTGGCAAGGTACTTATTCCGGTCAAGCCATACCGATGTCTGCTAAGCAGTTATTGAACCCCTGGAGAGTCCTTGGGGCATGAACGATTGGGCGTTTGTCGCACAGACAGGGCAATGCCTTGGTAACAGAATCGGGGCGCCTGCAACGTTAAGACGTACAGTGAAGGGTGCCTATGATCCTGTACTAGGGACACAAGCTGCCAACACGGTGTCGGATTATTCTGTCACGATTAAGGATATCAAACTGCAGAAGACAGACTTTAACCCTAGCTTGATTGAGTCAGGCGATAGGGTATTGGGTGTTCCAGCCCAAGGCTTGATGATCACGCCGGATATTGAAACGGATACAATCATTATTGATAGTGAGGTCTGGTTCGTTAAAGGAATAAAGACTAAGCGGATCGGCCCAACAATCATTTCATATGTGTTTCATGTAAAGCAATGAGCTTTGAAGAAGACGTACACAGATGGACCACTAAAGTCATAGGTCAAGAAGCTGATTTTGTCAAAGTTGTATCTAACGACTTGTTCAAGGTAATTGTTGATTTAACGCCAGCAGCTACAGGCAGGACAAAAGGTAGTTGGCGCGCACGTCGGAACAGACCAGCCAGGGGCAAAGTAAAAAGAAAGGATAAGAAAGGACGGGCAACTATTGCTTCTGCAAAGCGGGTCATTGCAAAAGTGAAAGAAGGCGATTCGGTTTACATCACAAATAATTGGTTTGTGGCTTCAATCATCAATACCAATCCCCATGGCCGGATGCCGGTGAGGATGGTGGACAAGACATTTAGTCGCGCACCAGCTATTGCGGAGCGGGCTATCAGGAAAGTTAGACGAGGTGAAATTTGAGCACCAAAAGACGCGCTAGTTTGGTAGAAAGGTATACAGATCCATTATTCCCTTATCCTATATGGATAGATGTTGCCCACCATGAGATACATGAGGGTGATACTTTCTCGGTAATCGCTTCAGATACAGCAGCAGCCGCTACCGATACGGTGCAGTTGTATATAAAAACTGCGGCTGCGGCTACGCCCCAGAAGAGACATCACCTCACCCTGAGTCATTATGGTAGTGGTGAGCATTCAGTCGTTATCACCGAAGGCATTACATTTACATCCGGTGGTGCTGCTTTTGTTCCAGTTAATCGCAGGCGGGATTCTGCAAAGACGACATCATCTCAAGCTGTTCGGGTTGGAGGAGATAACCTGACAGGCGGAGTCCTTCAGTACACAGGTGGGACTGCTATATGGACCGAACTGATAGGGTCAGGCAGGGGCACTGGTGGGACAACGAGGGGGATAGAAGAATGGATTCTGGACGCGAATACGGGTTATATCTTTGAGATCATCGCTGTTGCCGCAGGGGGCATCGGTGTGGGCATCTCTGCTACATTTTACGAACACACCGATTCATGATTGACCATGTAGCTGTTCGTCAAGCGTTGAGAACAAGATTATTAACAGTTTCAGGCTTGCCATCGGCCCTTGCCTGGGAAAACAGACATTTTGAACCAACAAATAATTCTCCATGGATTCGAGAATTTTACTATCCAGATCCAGAACGGTTAGTGGCTCAAGATTTAATCGAGGGTACAGGATTCATAACTTACGATGTAGTGTATCCGGTCGATTCAGGTACAGAAGATGCTGAAGGTCTAGCTGATGATATCAAGGCGATCTTTGAACCTCCAGGTAGTTTAGCAAACAACCTATCAATAATCTCGTCTGTAAGAGATCCAGGGTTTTCAGAACATCCTTGGTATTACGTTCCAGTCCGCATTTCATGGCGGGCGCATTCATTTATTTAAGAGGTCTTTATTATGGCATTAGCATCCGGCGCAACGGTCGGCCTTGTATACGTCGAGGAAGTTACCCAAGGCGTAACCCCTGGTTCGACTTATTATACGTTGCGGACTACAAACCGTAACATCAATCTTACGAAAAACACGCTACAGAGTAATGAGCGTCGGTCTGACAGACAGATTGCAACAGTCAGGCATGGGTTTAATCAGGTTGTCGGCAGTCCTGGGTTTGAACTGTCTATTGGGGCCTATGACGACATGCTTGAGGGTGCCACAGGCGGGACGTGGGCTCCGCTTACTACAGGCACTGTTACCGCTACTGCTGCGGCTACTGATGACTCGTTTACCCTATCGGCCAGTGACTGGTATACGCTGGGATTTCAGGTCGGTGATATTATCGATGTGTCAGGTTATGAGGTGGAGACCGGCAATAACGATCAGTGGAGGATTGCTACTATCGTCAATGACAAAATCACTGTTACCAATGTGGATGGAACCGTAGCAGCAGCTATTGGTGATGAAGCGGGTGGTGGTGATGAAGTATTCGCCTTGACAGGTAAGCAACTGACGATAGGCACTACGCTTTACACCTACACCTTTGAGCGTCAGTTTTCTGACATTACTCAATATCAAAAGTTTGCGGGATGTGCGGTTAACCAGATGTCGTTTAGTATCCAGCCAGAACAGATTGTTGGCGGAACGCTCGATATCATCGGGATGACTGCGGACGCTATGAGTGGGTCGAGTCTTGATGATACCCCTGAAGCAGCTGCAACGGCTGAACCTTTTTCAGCCTTTGAAGGCACGTTGTACGAAGGTGGAAGTGAAATTGCCGTGGTTACGGGGATTGATTTCCAGATAGCGAACAACAGAACGCTGACAGGTGTTGTTGGTGCTGATACTTCGCCAGCGGTGTTTGAAGGTGACTGTGTTATCACGGGCACACTCACGGCATTCTTTGAAAACGCCACACTCTATAACAAGTTTGTTAATGAGACAGCATCGAGTATTGACTTGAAGCTTGATGATCTTGATGGAACGAACTTCATGCGCTTTCATTTCGGCAATGTGAAATACATGGGTGGTGATATGGACCCCCCTCAGCAGGGTCCGGTTGAAACCACTATGCCTTTCCAGGCACTTGTTGATTCCGATACCAGCAATTCACTTATGATCCAGCGGAGTAACGTATAAGATGGATTTATCCAGTCTCGAGACTCAAGCAGGGTCAACTATGACTGTCATGCACCCAGTAGAGGATATTCCTTTGCTGGGTGGTGATGGTGATCCCGTGACATTTTCACTGTTGGGTATTGATAGTGATGAATATCGTGCGTCACAAAGAGGGATTACCAACAAAAGACTATCACGGAAAAACAAGTTCAAGATAACGGCTGAACAACTTGAATTGGAAACAATTGAAGTGTTGGTTGCTTGTACGGTGAACTGGTCTGATAACTTCGAGGTGGATGGATCTGCCTATCCCTTTTCAAAAGACAATGCCAAAGCCCTTTATGAACGCTTCCCTTGGGTTCGAGAACAGGTTGATGACTTCATAGGAGAAAGGGCAAATTTTTTGAGGAACTGATTCTCGCACTGGAAGACTATGCGGAATCAGAATTTGAAATGGCGCAGCCTATGGGCAAGTCTAATAAAGGTGCCCATCGCCGACAACTTGAGAAGCACAAGGGTATTGATTTATTGCCGGACAAGGAATGTCCTTACGCATTAGCCCATGTCTGGGCGTGGTTTTTAGATATATCAGGATCGAGAACCAGTGCAGGTTTTGGCATGAATCCAATTGCCTATTCTGAGATAGATGCATGGGCACGATTGACAGGTCAAAGGCCAACAGCGATTGAGGTTGGCATCTTAAAAAGGTTAGATCGGTTATATATATTGGTGACAGCAAAAAACAATGACTGACTTCGCTCTATTAGGTATTAAGGTTGACTCTCATGAGGTAAGGAAAGCCAACAAGGATCTTGACGCCTTCTATAAAGGGAGTGGTCGGGCTACCCGTGGTACAAGGCAGCTTGAGTCAGCATCAAAACGATTAGAGAAGCAACTTGCTAAAACATTAGGTCCATTGCGGCAGATGCGCAATCTGTTAATCGGTGTGGGTATAGTCCAATCAGCAAAAGGGCTTGTTCATGTTGCTGATCAGTTTGTGTTGATAAATGCCAGGGTAAGAACGGTAACTGACAGTCTTAAAGAACAGCAATTCGTTATGGATTCGTTGAGGACTGGCGCCAATGAAGTTGGCGTTGCTTTGGAATCATCAGCCAAGTTATTTATTCGGACCCAACGAGTCCGAAAAGACATCGGCATTACAACACAAGAGGTTCTAAAGTTTGTCCAAACTATTCA